TCTGAAAATTTTATTTTCTAACTCGTTAATTGCTTCTGGTGTCATAATTTTATCTATTTTTGTTTGACAAATATACTATAAATATTTATAGTAATTGCAAAGAAATATGTTAAAGTTTTCAAAACACATGATTTAAACGTTCTTGTGCATACCATTGCAATTCCGATACATCAACTATTCTTTCTTCCATGCGTACCAATGGTTTTAATTTAGACAATGTAAACCACTTTCTATTAATCCAATAACCTTGACAATTATTATTATCTTTTAAATTCATTAAAACAGGAATATTTGTAATGTCAAATAACTGCTTTTTTCTGAACGCAAAAGTTTTACCTTCTAATTCAAAGTGATTTGAATAAGTAATAAAATAAGTATTGTCAAGGTTTTGTTCCATTGTTTATAAGGGCTTAGATATATGTATTAGGAGTATGCGCTAGTTACCTGCAAGTGTTCGTTTATCGTTTTAAAGAACTTTTGTACCTGCGTAAGTAAATAGTTTTTCTACTGCTTTTTTACTTCCTGTATCTTGTGTTAGTGAGCTTACAATTTCTTTACTCCATACACATTTAAAATCATCAGGCGCATTATATTCGCTTACATAAACAATATGTCCTTCATCGCTTTTATTTCTACACCATTGCCAAAAATCTTTATGATTAAATCCGTCTTTATAAGATGTTGTGTTTTCGTAAGGCGGGTCGCAATAAATCAAACTATTTTCAGGAATTTGTAATTTATCATAAGTTTCATTTACAAATCTAATTCCTTTCAAACTATCGCTTTGGTTCAGTGCATTTTTGTAAGCCTCATTTACATAATCACGTTTATTTAGTCCATCACGACACCATCCACCAAGCCATTTTCCACTATAAGAAAAAGCAAATCCAGCATAACCTTTATATTTATAATCATCACTTTTTCGCAACTCTTTATAATTAGCTTCAGTAAATTCTTTATTGTTTTTTTGGCAAATCACATAAACAATCTCTTATAGCAATTAAAGCATCAATCAAATAAGGATTTATATCTGCACCTATTCTTTTACCATCAACTTTATCAATTAAATTTGCGCCTCCTACAAATGGTTCAACCCAAGTTCTTTGATTTCTTTCTTTTAACATAATCGGCAGTATTTCTTTTGCTATCCGATTTTTACTTCCCATATATTTCATAAGATATTTAGTTTTAAACAAGCCACACCAGCAGGTAACAAGTGCTTGAAGAAATGGCTTTATTAGTCTTTAATTTAGACATTGGTCTATATCTGTTATTATTTGATTTTAATTCGATAATTCGGCATACTTGCACGCCACTTCGTCAAGCACCGACCGTTATAAGCCATTTTACGACCAAAGCGTTAACGATGACTTTTCCATTAAAGTTTTACCAAATCCAAACTCTTCAATTTCTTTATTATACGTTAAAATTTCAGTTTCCCATTCTTTCGCTCGAGTAAAAAATTCTTTTTTAATCTCAAACCCAAAACCTTTTCTTTTTTTGTTTGCAGCCGCTATCAAAGTGCTTCCAGAACCAGCACAAGGATCAATCACCACATCACCCTCATCTGTAAATATCTCTATCAATTTTTCAATCAATTTAACTGGCTTTTGCGTTGGGTGTATTTTTCTAATTAACGGACTTGAAATATCGTCTCTTTCCCAATCAATGCAATTAAAAATCATTTTACCTTTGTTTCTGAATTTAGGCAAACGTTCACGGTAAAAGATTAATCCATATTCGCAATTCCCTACTACCTTCATATTTGCTTTTAGAACTTGCGCAGAAAAATTTTTGCGAAAAACTAAATTTATATAATTATTCAATCCGTATCTTTTTGCAAGTTCAATCAAATACATTTGTTGGTCAAAGGCACAAAAAACAATCATACAAGGCGCATCGCCTTTTTGTCTTGGTTCTCCATCTTCTGATTTTTTAGGTTTGCTTTCAGCTTTTAACATTGTACTACAAAAATGCATAAATTCCGCAGGTCTAAAATCTTCATCGGTATCAAAGAAACTTTTACCTGCTAATTCGCTTTCGCCATTTGCATTATCTCCATCTTTGTACCAAGCTGGATTTGATGCGTATGCGTTGTTTCCTAAATTGTAAGGAATATCGGCTATAATCAATTGTGCTTTTGGAATTGCATAGCTTTTGTAATTTTGAAAATGGTCTCTGTAAATCATTTTATTTATTTTTATTTAGTTGTTAATTAATATTTGTAAAAAAAAACGGCTTATAACAATCACTACAACCTACCGCCAAAATTCAGCATACGTGTAGGCGGCAGGATGTAGTTTGAACGTTAACTGCAATACTACGTGAACGGTAAAAATGGCGTTTTTTTGTAATCAGAAAATCTCTTTTCTTGTTTCTCAAAATATTCATTATCTATTTCAGAAGCTACAAATTCAAATCCAAATTTATCTGCTGAAATTCTATTGCTTCCACCGCCCAAATGAGTATCAATTATTTTCATTCCATCAAATCCAAATGTTTGATAAATTATATCATATAACATTATTGGTTTGTGACAAGGGTGTATTCGCTTTTCATTTAGCTTTTTATTTCCTTGTGAGGTCATTGGCTCGGTAATACTTTTTGCTTGTTGCATTCCAGCCCATAATAGATTAATTTCCATTTCATAATCTATCATACTGCAGTAAGCCGTTTCATAAGGTTTAAAACTCATTCCTTCGGCTACTCCTTTATTCCATTTTATTCTGCCAGTTCCTAAACCTTCCCATTTCACATATTCAACTCCAAAAATTATTTGATGTTTAGAAATACGTTTCAATTCATTAAAATATTCTTGGCTTGGCGTTTCTAAATCCCAATCTTTTGAAGTATAAACTTTCTTGTTTTTATTGGCATTTAAAATAGTTCCGTTTTTTTGTTTGGTTCGTGTTTTGGTTTCTTTCAAAAAAGCCATATTTCCTAAATTAATTCCGTATGGAATATCACAAACAGCTAAATCAAAATAACCATCAGAATATCGTGCCATAGTTTGCATACAATCTTCTTTAAAAACCGTACTGCAGTTAACAGCGGTTTGCAAAAATGGCGGGTAATATTTTGTACTTGTAAGCATTGTTTCTTAATTAAAGTTTAGTTTGTGTTTGAATAATCAGTCTTTAAATCCGCCACTTCTGCAAGCCACAACCCGTTATCAGGAATACTACAAATCCACCTCGATTGAATTATATTTCTCAACCGCTCTAAATGGTTGCATAGTTTCTAGAACCCTTTCTTTTTTATGCCAAACTTCATAACTTCCTCTTAAAGTACAATACAATTGTTTGTCTTCTTTTGTACTACTTGCAAAAATTACCTTTTCTTCTTGTTGCCATTCTCTTAATGCTTCTTGGTCAATTGTGTGTGTTTTCATAACATATTTAGTTTTAAGTTGCCGTACTCCTGATAACAGTGGTTTTGCGAGATTTTCGGCACTTGGTTTAATTTAATTTTTAGTTTGTACTTGCTGTGTTTTTGGCTCAACTGAAAGATTACGCATACTTAACCGAAAATCTCGCAAAACCACAAAACGTTATCACTCAGTTTTTTTCTTCAATCCCTCTAAATATTTTTCGCTTTGTTCTTTTGCGTACTTACGGACGTATTTTGTATTAAAGTCTCTTTATAGATAGCAGCCTTTTGAATATTATTTATATAAGCCCTAACTTGTTCTTCTTTTTCGGCTGGTATTAAAAAATTTAATCTTATTGCGTTTGGTATCTTTTTTCTGCCTATCTTATTAGTGTCGTTTTTAAAAATACAATTGTAAGTTATTTTTAATACTGACTCATTTATATTTTTATCAAACATTTCTTTAGGATATGATGGAGAATTATTATTTAATCCTTTATCTAAGCTATTATATTTTTCTATAAAGTACCATTCGTAAAAAAATAATTCTTCTTTTCTACATTGAAATATTATTTCAAAATCATGATTTTCTAATCCAAAACTAGAAAAAGAAGTTGCTAATCTGTCTACTCTATGTTTTCCATAATTGAAATGATTTCTAATCCTAGATATAATATCTATACTTTTACCTATATAGATTTTACCTTCTGGATTTGTAATCTTATAAATTCCAGATATTTTTGTTTTTATCACATACATGTTTTTATGTTTTTAATTATATAAGCAAATATATAACTCTTTTTTATAAAAAACAACGCTTTTTTAAATTTTAACAAACAAAAAATCCCCTGTACCGAAATACAGAGGATTTAAAAATATCAATTATGAAAGAAAATTATCGAGTAACCAATTCGATAATTTAAAGTTAAGGAATATTATTTATAATATCATCAATTCTTTTTTGGTCTTTTTCGGTTTTATTGAATTTCTGTTTACTTAAAAATGATCCTAGAAACATTTTAGCTACTACGATTAATATTTTTCCAACTGTAGATTCTAAAAATGGCTTTTTCATTGTAAATGTTTTTCGTTTTTATAAGTTCTGTTGCCAACGCAATAACTACACTTACCGCTTGAATTTCTACAATGCTTTGATAATGCTTTTGCTTTAGTGTACGGGTGTTTTTTGCTTCGGCTCATACTATAGATTTATAAAATTTATCATATAACGCAGCAATTAATTGAGCGCAATCAGTTCCGTTTATAATTCTACGGGCATTTATAGGATCGGTTTTAACATCGTTGAAATATTGGCTTAATTTAGCCCCAGTAAACCAACCGTTTTTCATTCCTTCAAAACATATCCACATTGCAGGCTTAACTTCTAATGCTAATTCAGGATTTAAAATAAAATTCCATCCTTTACTGTTTTTTGCTGTAGCTTTTTTGTAGTTTTCTAACCAAGTCAACTGCACATATCCACGCCCGTAATAAAGCCCTTCATACTTCTTTCCTTTGCCTTTGCCCCACTCTTCAATAGGACGCATAGTTTTAGCCGTTTCGTGCCATACGGTTGCTAAAATGTACGCAAAATGTCTTTTATCTACTCCGTCCCATTCATCAAAGAATAAATTAAACGCATCAACTTGACTTTGTTTTAAATTTCCAAAGTTTTGAATGATGTTTCTGAATGTTTCTGTTCTGTTGATTGTCATTTCTCTTCTTTTTTAGTAAATAAATACCCAATTACAATAAATGTCATGTCTCTAACTAATCCCAAAATCAATTCAATGTTTTTGTTATTTCCTTCTTTTGGATAAGCTATTTTAAATATTATAATTGAAAATATAGAAACACAAAGTATTAAAGATATTGTTTTTACGAATATCAATTGCTTATCAATTCCATTAATTACGAACGTATTTACATACCACGAAAATAAACAAATTGAAAGTATTTCTATTATTGTTAGGATCATTTTTTTTCTTCTTTGAATAATTTTCGTAGCTTCTTTTCGCCTTGTTCAATAGATTTTATAACCATTGAAATAGTTTGCTTTAAACATTGTTTTTCTTTTGGTAATGTTTCACCGCACATCATCTATCTATCCTTTTTTAGTTCTATCATATTTGATACAAACTGATTATAAGAATTATTCATTTTGACCAATGTTTCATTTGATGCTTTCATGTATTCTTTGC